GGGTAAAAGTATTTCGACACCTATTATTATTCGATCTACCTAGTTGGTCCACCTGTACCAATATAGTTTGGATTACCTTGTGCTATAAACTCAAGTAGACTGTCTTGGGAATCAGCATCCTTTATAGGAATACTTGCAACTTCTTGCCAATCTTGACCAACAAAAGAACCAAGGTCTCCATACGTTGGTCCCTTGAGTGCTTTATTAATTTCTTTATCTGATGACCAGACTCTTTTGAATGTTTCCAACCATGTTTCATTTCTAACGCTTCGTTTATTAAACGCTAGAAATGTAATGTAAAATACAATGGCTACAAGACCAATTGTAAAAAGGTTAAGTACTATTGAGACAAGTCCCATTTAATTTATCATATTTTTTTAATTTACGCGGTCGACTCGGTCGACTCGGTCGCGGAGCCCTCGGTCGACGATGAAGCCTCTTCCTCTGGAACCATATTGATTGTCATTCCACCGCCACTTGCTGCACGCTGAGCCTGACGCTCCTTCATCTCCTCGGCGATGATAAGATCCGCCTCCTTGATGAGATCCTCCATGGCTGCATCGGGCTTCTCCTTGCGAAGACGCTCCACCACCTCTGCGGGGTGACTGATAGGCGCCTCATCCGGCTTGTTGTAATACTTGGAGTTCTCGTCACCGGGCTTGATGTAGGGCATATCTCCGGGGAGCGGCTTTGCCATCATATCACGCTTGCGCTCCTCGAACATCTTGGTTCCGAGAGCCTGGTTCTCGCGATACTTGGACATAATCTCCTCGAGCTTCTCATCGTTGTAGTGAACATCGTCAATCTTGAGGCGATCGGGAGGGATGAGCAGCCACTTGTACATATCAACCACGTAAATATCAAAGGTTGCATCCTCCTTCTGAAGACGACGGGCGTGATTCGCAGCCTCATCGCGAGTCGGGAAAGTGCCGTAGATCTTTAGCCCAAACTGATCATTCTTCTGGGGACACTCGGGACCAACAACAGACATGCATGCGAAAACTTGACCGGGAACAGTGGTGTATGTTTGCTCGAGAGACATTACTACTCTTAGTGAGTACTCTAGCTTTAAGCATTTAATTGGAGAATGCGAGTCCTCCCATTCCAGATTGAATTCGGAGAATATTGTAATTGACTGCATACATTTCAAGCGTATTCGCAGCTTGCGTCAACGTAATTCCGGCTTTTACACGAACATCAACTTGAACGTTATCAATTCGAGAAAAGTTGCAAGAACCCGATGGTTGATGTTCTTCTGGATTCAACGCAAATGAATAACAGTAAATACCGGGATAAGGAGTTCCTGTGTGGTGCCAATAGGTCTGCATCTGATTAAAGTACTTACCAGATTGGTCCTTGAAGCGATCTTGACCGTTTAGAATCAATCGAAATGATGCCAGTGGTCCAACTGCATTGCCAGCCGCGGGAATCCCGTCTTCGGTCCACGTGGATGAAGCTGTGGCACCGACCGAAGTCGCAAAGAGGGGGCATCCAGTGCTCTGCTCGATTGGAATAGCCGAACCGTTGAGTGCGTTGTTCGGAACTTGTGTGGTGAGGAAGAGTGTCCCAGTACTTGAAGCATTCGATGTAAAGTCCCAAAGTTGTTTCCCATACGAGTACCCTTTATTAGAGATGCACCAAATGAGTTCCTTGATGGGATGGTTATAAGACAATCGAACTTGAGTACCTGAACCATCCACTGATGTCGTTTCCCCATTCGTTATTATAGAGTTTATTCCAACATGTTGGACTTGTTCTATGAGGTACTCGTGACCCTGTTGGGCAAATTTACGTCGTTCTTCAGTGTCGAGATACACATAGTTGCCCCACACGTTGATAGTGCTGGTGAAACAGTTTGAGTACTCTCGAGACAAGTCAATGTCGAGACGGACCTCGTGGTACTGAAGGGCAATCAAAGGGAGGTACAATCCCGGGTTTCGATTGAAAAAGAAAACGAGTGGTAACATGACTTGCCCGGTCGTCGCCCCATTTGTACCACCGGTTAGATAAGCTTGACCGAGTGGGTTGCTTGTGAGTTTTCCATAATTTGTTTTTTGAGATGACGGCATGTACAACTCAGAGTACAATCGCCACCAACGCTGGTAGTGCTTATCAATTTTTTGTCCGCCGATGGACAAGATGATGTCAGTTATAGCGCGTTCAGCGAGCCAACACGAATCCTGGGCGTAGATGGAGTACCCGCTGACAACATTGCAAGATTGGCACTGCAAGTCGAGATACATTTCTCCAATGAGATCAGCGTTTCGAGTGACTGTCACAGTGACCCGTCCGCCTGAACGGGCTGTACCGTTGACTGTTTGCTGGATATTCTCCATTGCAAAATTTGTGTGACGTTTGTAGACCGCCTTGAAAAAAGTTATTTCGGGTGTACCCGTGATGTAGACATCTTCCGCCCCATAGGCTGTGAGTTGCATTAGACCGCCGGCCATATCTACTTACTACAAATATTTAATTAAACCCTCGTACACTCACAGTTCCTCCGGCATCTATAGTACCACTGAAATATAAAAACAAAGTATTAAAAGTTTCCGAACTGCCATTATCCAAATAACCATTCACAATGTAATTTCCACCGTCATTACTTTGATAATATTGGTTATTTGATTTAATACCGGTACTTTTATTCACCATTGGGTTGTAAATTGTAAATTCGAAAACGTCATTTAATTGATCATAATTCGATGTTCCACCTATATAAAGAGGGTGATCATTATCTCTTCCGGCTTGAATAGTTGCAGCTGTTCCACCAAGTTGACCAAATATATTTGAAAAGTTATAGTTCCAGTCTGTTATAGTAGGTGTAGCTACACCGTTAACTGTATTACCTAAATGAACCTTAACATCAACTTGTCCAGCATTTAGACACAAAGTACAATTGTAATTATTCCATCGAGAACTAAAACAGTTAACATTTTGTGTTGTACCAGTTCCAAGGTTAAATATCTGTGTGTTTATAGTCTTAGCATTAAGTGTTCCGCCTACTGTTAAAGAACCTGAACCTGTAATAGAAAGAGAAGAATTTACAATTTCCATATCCCCATTGAAAGTTGAAGAGTTATCAACCTCAAGTGTATCTGTAGTCACATCATACGAGTTGAGTATACCTTGTCCCTTTATGACTGAAATAGCACTAGATGAGGTTACCCAAATGTATCCATATCCGGATGCTATTCCCCTTCCTAAAAAACTTCCGGGACTAATACTTTCAACAATTGTCAAAGTAATTGGGTCAATAACCACAGCTAAAATATCACTACAAGCAACCCAAATGTACCCATATCCTGATGAAATACATTCGGCGCGCTTTCCAATTGAAATTGTTTCTATTATTGACATAGTATTAGGATCGATAACTGAAATAGTAAATGTAGTATCATTTGTTACCCAAATGTACCCATATCCAGATACTATACCTAATGGAGTACTACTATTACCAATTGCAATTGTTTGTGTTACTACCATAGTAGTTGGGTTAATAACTGAAATAGTACTAGTTGAGGTATTACATACCCAAATGTACCCAAATCCATCTGTTATACCATACGGTCCAGATCCAACTGTAACTGTATTTACAACTTTCATAGTATTAGGATTAATAACTGCAACAGTTGTATTTTGACCTGCACCAAATAAAGTTACCCAGATGTACCCATATCCAGATGTTATACATTGACCTCCGATTGCTCCGAGAATAATTGAAGCAGTCACAGTCATGGTACTCGGATCAATAACTTCAACAGACTTATTTGTTGTATAATTAGAAACCCATATATACCCATAACCATATGTTATAAAGTTTAAAAGTCCAACTCCAACTTGAAGTGTATTATCTACTGTCATGGTAGTTGGGTTAATAACAGAAACTGTATTATCAGTTCTACTAGTAGTCCAGACGTACCCATAACCAGCTGTTATATATGCACAAAGTACACTTATAGTATTACTAACATTGCTGCTAAGTCCCTGTATTGTTATAGTATCTGTAACATTGTTTGCAGTTAATGTATTCAAAACAGTTAAATTTCCAACTGATGAATTATATGCTAAATTTGTAATTGCATTCATTGTTACTATTAAGAAATAATTAAAAAACAACTAGAGTGTTATTCAATTGGAATAACTCCACCACCTCCACCACCACTACCACCACCACCGGGAGGAGGAGGAGGGGGCGGAGGGGGCGGAGGAGGAGGAATAGAAGCTAGAGAAACTGAACCACTCGTAGGCAACCAATTTGACGTTTCATTTGAATTCCAGTTCAGAGTATTACCGCCGGGTACACTATCGTATCCTGAAACCCTTGTATATGTACCTGTTAAATCACCTATAAAACCGCTGTAATTATCACTGTATCCAATACCTACACTTTGAGCGGAACCGGGAAAAACGGCAACGGATATGTAATAAAATCCTGAATTATTATCCTGATATCCCTGCGAAGAAACCGCCACGCTTGGAGTTCCTTTTGTAATCGTAATAGTAGGACTTGTAAAAGATCCAGTATAAATACCTGTGCCTGTAATTGT